CGGCGCAGCGCCCTCCGCCCTCTCAGACGACAGTCCCGACGCTTGCGGAGGAGCCCCTGAGCGATCGCGCACAAGAGGTGCTTGTCGCAATGCTCGATCTCGGCGCCATCGATTCGGATCGGCGCCAGTCCACCGAGATGATCGCGAAGAAGGCCAGTGATGGCGACGCCAACGCTCTCAAGGCGGTCATGAGTGATCTGAAGACTCGCGGCCTGATCGAGACCAAGATCGGGCGCGGTGGTGGATGCTGGCTCACGACGAGCGGCCACGCGCGCGCAGTGAAACTCCGCGACGCCGTCGGAAACTCCGCAACTGTTTAGACACCCTTTGCGCACCGATTCGCCTGGTCATTCGCACCACACTCCTCGCACTTGGATCGCCATGTTGGTGGTCCGCAGCACGAGGAGTAACGAATGCCGGAATCAGCCGTCGCGACCTATCCAGCTCTCACAAGCGATCGAACTCAGTTCCCCACTCACGCTCAGACGGCGCTATCCGAGCCGAGCATCGGCATCTGTCCGTCGGAGCTGATCGACGACTTCGTACACGAACGTGTTCGATTCACCGTCAGTGATCTGGGTGATCATTACCGGCTAAGCCGCGCCGATCGCGACGACCTCGCCCAGGACATCTATCTGGCGCTCTGCGAATCTGCGCGCCGTTACGACTGCCGGCAGGCGAGCAGGCACACCTTCGCATGTCGAGTGATCATGCTCGCCGCTGCTCACCGCGCGCGCTCCATCAGGAACGCGCGGCGCTGCCCCGTCCGAAGTCCGATCAGCCTCAGCAGTATCCAGTGCAGTGCGCGTGCAGCAGTGCCCCGTGCACCACGATGGTCGGAGCCGAGCGCCCGTGATCTCGCGCTCGACCTTCGCTCGGGCCTGTCTCGCCTCAGCCGCCGACAGCAGTTTCTGGCCGAGGCCCTCAAGACGCTTCGCGTCTCAGAGATCGCCGCAGAGAAGGGCCAGCACCGAAGCACCGTGCATCGCGACCTGGCTGCGATGCGCCACACGCTCTCGGCGAGCGGACTTGACCCGTCACTTTGATCACTTCCGTGCGACGGGATCGGGCCGCCTGCAGATGTAGAGATTCGGTGCCGTCCACGCATCTCGAGTCAGAACGCCGCGCGGCAGCACCACTCGTCCGACTCGGCCAAGGCGACTTCGTCCGCGATGTCTGGCCGACCGACCGCGATGAAACCTCAACACACACCGGAGACCACATGCCACTACTCGACACTCTGATCACGACCACGACTCCGGCGCCGCCCAAGATCATCTGCTACGGCAGCGCCGGGGTGGGCAAGACCACGCTTGCCCGCGATGCGGACGCGCTCCTCATCGACTGCGAGAACGGCGCCGGCGCGATTCCCGGCCTGACGCGCACACCGTTCATCAAGAGCTGGCCCGAGGCATTCGCCTGGCTCAGCGAGATCGAGAGCGCGCCACCCGAGGGGCTCCAGGTCATCGCGATTGACACCTTGGACTGGCTCGTGATGCGCATTGCCGAGTTCGTCGTGATGGACCTCGACAAGAAGAGCCGCGGTGAAGTCACGAACACGCTGTCAAGTGCACATGGCGGCTACTTCAAGGCGCGCGAAATCGTGCAGAACATCGTGAGCCGCGAGTTGCTGCCGCTGCTGAACGCGATCACTGACCGCGGCATCGCGATCTTGCTGCTCGCGCATGCGACGAACACCAAGATGACGACGCCGGAAGGCTTCGACGTTCGTCTCGCAGGACCTGATGTTCCGCCGTGGATCGCGCCCATCTTCATCGAGTGGGCCGACTGCGTGCTCTATGCGTCGCGTGAGCCCGATGGCACGCGGGTGGTCACCACCGAGGGGACCAGCACGATCACCGCGAAGAACAGGTACTCGCTCCCGCCGCGCCTGCCGCTCGCGTGGAACGACCTCATCAATTCGATCCGTCACGGCGTTGCTTCCGCTCCCGTCGCGGACGCGCCCGCCACTGTCTGAATCACACACACCGGAGAACCACATGGCCACTCTCAACAACTTCGATGCCAACCAGGTCGATCCCGCCGCGCAGTTCGATCCAATCCCCGCTGGCAAGTACATCGCGGTCATCACCGAGTCGGAGATGAAGCCCACGAAGGCCGGCACCGGCCGCTACCTCCAGTTCGCGCTGCAGGTGACCGAAGGCCCGTTCCGTGGTCGTCTCGTCTGGGCGCGACTCAACCTCGAGAACGACAGCGAGATGGCGGTGAAGATCGCTCGCGGTGAACTCAGCGCGATCTGCCGCGCGGTGAATGTGATGCAGCCGAGGGACTCCGTCGAGCTGCATGGTGTTCCGCTCGAGATCACCGTCGGGCTCAAGCGCCGCGATGACAGCGGCGAGTTCACGAACGTCATCAAGGGCTACGCGAAGCGGCCCACGCCCGGCACTGGAGGCGCCACCGCTGCCGTTACTGCACCGACTTCCGGGCCGCGACAGCCCGCGCTTGCGAGTTCGACGCCGCCGTGGAAGCGATGAGACGACGCGCGCTCACCCTTCCATTTCCGCCGTCGGTCAATCGCTACTGGCGGCATGTCGGCCCGCGCGTCCTGGTGAGCCGTGAGGGGAGGAGCTACCGCGAACGCGTGTGCTCCCTCCTCGCGGCAGCGCGGCTGAGTCCCGACACATCAACCTTCCGGGGTCGCCTCGACATGATCGTCATTCTTCATCCACCCGATCGCCGGCGCCGGGACATCGACAACTCCATGAAGAGCCTGCTTGATGCGCTTGCGCACGCAGGTGTCTACGAGGACGACTCGCAGATCGACCATCTCACCATTGAGCGTGGTGCATGCGTTCCCGGGGGCTCATGCGCCGTCGAGATCGTGGAGACATTCTGAATGGAGCTTCGTCCCTACCAGCGCGATGCCGTCGACGCGGTGTGGCACCACATCGCATCGAGCAGCACGAACCCCGCCGTCGTCCTTCCGACCGGCTCCGGCAAGACGCATGTCATCGCCGAGATCTGCCGGGATGCAGTGACCAAATGGAACGGCCGCGTCGTCGTGCTTGCACATGTGAAGGAGCTTCTCGACCAGGCCGCGGACAAGCTGCGAGTGGTGGCGCCCGATCTTCCGATCGGCGTCTACTCGGCGGGACTCGGTCGTCGCGATCTCGGCTACGCGATCACGATCGCTGGCATCCAGTCCGTCTACCAGCGCGCCCATGATCTCGGGCCGCTCGACCTCGTCATCGTTGACGAGGCGCATCTCATTCCACCAGACGGCGAAGGGATGTACCGGCGCTTCCTGGCTGACGCGCGGGACATCTGCGACCACCAGCGCGTCATCGGTTTGACCGCGACTCCGTATCGGATGAAGACCGGCATGATCTGCGGGCCGGCCCCGGACAACGTGCTGAACGAAGTCTGCTTCGAGGCGGGAGTGCGCGAACTGATCTCGCAGGGCTTCCTCTGTCCGCTGCGGAGCCGCGCAGGCAAGGCGGTCGCCGACACCAGCGAGCTGCATGTGCGCGGCGGCGAGTTCATCGCGGGCGAGCTCGAGGACCTGATGGACAAGGACGCGCTCGTCGAGGCGGCATGCGCCGACATCGTCGCCTCCACCGCCGATCGCTTCTCCGTGCTGATCTTCTGCTCCGGCGTTCGTCACGGCGAGCATGTCGCTGCTGTCCTGCGAGCTCGCCACGGAGTCGAATGCGGATTCCTCGACGGCAACACGCCGACGAAGGATCGCGACGCGCTGATCGCCCGCTTCAAGTCGGGCGACCTCAAGTACCTCGCGAATGTGAATGTGCTGACCACCGGCTTCGACGCGCCGAATGTCGACTGCGTCGCGATGCTGCGCCCGACGCTGAGCCCGGGCTTGTACTACCAAATGGTCGGCCGTGGCTTCAGGCCGCATCCGGAGAAGAGTGAGTGCCTCGTCCTCGACTTCGGCGGCAATGTGCTCCGGCACGGACCGGTCGATGCGATTCGATTGGCCGACCCCGGCGCCGGCGAAGGCGAGCCGCCTGCGAAGCAGTGTCCCGCATGCGATGCACTCATCCATGCTGCGTACGCCGTCTGCCCGCACTGCGGTCATGCGTTCCCGCCACGCCAGGTGGTGAAGCACGGCGCCGAAGCGTCTGACGCCGATGTCGTCACTGGCGCTGCGGGAGTCGCCCGCAGCGAGGAGCGCGTCAGCGCCGTCGACTATCACATTCACTTCAAGCGCGACAATCCGAACGCGCTGCCGACGATGCGCGTCGAGTACCGCGTCGGCTGGAACCGCCGGCATCGGGAGTGGATCTGCTTCGAGCACCCTCGGAACGGCATCGCACGCAAGAAGGCCGAAGCATGGTGGAGCAAGCGATCGAATGAACTCGTGCCAAGCACCGTCGAGGAGGCGGTCGATCTCGC